TGTCGGGTCCTTCTTTTTCATAAGGTTTATCCCAACTATCACAATGCCAATCATAATATTGGTTTAGTTTATATTTTGTAAATTGACAAGATTCAGATCTGTCCCAGTCAAAGTTCCAACCAGCACTTCTATTTGCTTCGTGAACATATGGGTGTATTTCTTTGTATATCCAAGTATCATTTAGCCATACTAAATCTGATTTTCTTTTTCTTTGCATATTTAAAACTTCTTCTTTATTTAATTTTTTATCACCATATCCACCAGTTCTAGCCATAACTTCTTTTTGTTGATTAGCATAGGCTATTACATCATCACAAAATTTAGGTGTAAGCACACCACTAAAATACCAATAATAATTAGATATATTCATACAATATAGTTTGTATAAAATTTAAACTATCCTTTTGATTATTGGTTATGTAATACATATTTGTTGATGGAAACATAACAAATTTATTATTTTCTAATGGTATATCCCAAGATCTACCTTTACGTCTATTATCTTCATAATGTATTCTAATCATACAGTCTTTAACTTTTACACCATATAACAACGTATAGTCTGGTGAGTTTCGTAAATCTACTGGATCTACATTTATAAACGGTTGTGAGGTTTCTCCTGGCTTATAAATATTACCAAAGGTATCTTTATTAACTAAAGTAAATCCATAGTCTAAATTTATATGCTCTCTCATATAAGTGTTCAACATATCGAACGTTCGTGAAAAGGGAAAATCTTTGTTTTGAATTATTGATTGTAAAATATCACCTGATAATTTATCTCGGTCAATGTCCCAATCTTTAGGCATTGCCACATCACCATAATATAGAGCTTGCTCTGTTAATACTTTCTTTTGCATACCACCACCTATTTAATACTAATTTAAAAAAAAGTCAACTATGCCCAAGCAGAGCCATTCCAACTTACAGTTGAATCATCGTGTTTTGTAGCTTTCCAACCTGTATTATTATCTGCTTGATAAGCAGACTCATCCCAATAAATATCATAGGATCTAGTTTTTGGATCTCCAGCATTTGTTCCTTCTGGCATTGAAGAATTTTCAGCTGCTGTTTCAGCGTCAATCTCTTCTTGTGTCCAAGTTGAATCATAAGTTGTAATTGTTGGATAAGTAATTGGTGAATCCCAAGATGCAGTTGTAGTATTTTTTACCCAAGATGCGTGTGGTTTTTTAGGCCAAAAGATTTGATTATCTTCGTCCCAAGTATAACCTATACCTGCATAGTTTCCTCTAAATGTTTTTGAGTCATCGCCTGAATTATGTTTGTTACCTGCTGTGTTGTAAGATGTTTGAATCCACATTTGTGCAGGCCAGTTGTTGTGTGTTTCTAACCACTGTTGACCTACTGATTCGTCTTCAACACCATCGGCATTTAACATCTTATCATTATCCATAGTTAATACTTGAATAATTTTTCCGTTAGCTCCTAGTTTTGCAAAATGTGCCATAATGTTTCTCCTTATATATTAATTTTAATTACCATTCAACTACTGAAATTTATACCTAATAACAACAATTCCTGAACCACCATTTGCACCACCACTTGAGTCTGGATTTGCACCACCACCTCCAGAACCTCTGTTGTCAGTTCCTGCTGTTTTAGTTTCACTACCTCCAGCGCCGTCTCCAGCGCCAAATGTATTAGGAACCCTATCAGTTCCAGGAGCTTGCATAACTCCACCTTCACCACCATTAGCCATAGCTGATGGTGCAGGTCCTCCAGCGGGTCCTCCTCCTGCACCGCCTCCTCCTGCATAACCTACAGGAGATCCTGTAATACAACTTGTAAAACCAGCTCCACCATCTCCACTATTACAACCTGGTTGACCACCACCTTGTGCGCCACCACCGCCACCACCTCTTGCGTTAGCCCAAGGGTTGTTTGCATTTCCACCACCATTTCCTTGAGGTGGAGTTACAGGAGGTGTATTTCCTGCTCCACCACCTGTTGTGCTGTTTGCTGTAGGTGAATTTCTATGAGAAGCTCCACCACCTGATCCACCTGCAACACCTGTAAAGTCACTTGCAGCTCCACCTGGAGCATTTTTTGAAGCTCCACCTCCACCACCTGCTGAAGTAATAGTTGTTGTGCCTGCAAAAATTGAACTTGAACCACTTGTACCAGGATTACAATTAGACGGAGCACCAGCGCCACCGCCTCCAACTGTTACTGGATATGGAGATGCAGCTACGGGTAAAGCAGCTACACAAGCACCTAAAGGTGATCTTGTATAACAACCAGAAGCAGCTCCTGAAGATTCTCTATAACCTCCAGCTCCGCCACCACCACCACCATCTCTTTTATCGGGTGATGGTAAGCTTGCAGCACTTCCTCCCATACCTCCACCACCAGCTCCCGCTACTACTAAATAATCTACTGTGTTAGATCCCTCTGCATTACCTGCATTAGATACACAAAAAGTTCCAGGTGATGTAAATGTATGAATTTTAAAATTTCCACAAGTAGCAACTGTGTTACCACCAGTTGCTGCAACATATTGCTCTGTAGAAGCCTGAGATTGTAAACCATCGTTAGTTACTAACCAACCTCTTGTTGAATCTATAAAAACTAATGTTATTCCAATACCCTCTGTGCTTACAGTTGCATTAACTGTTGAACCACCAATTTTATCTGAACCGTTTTGAGCTATGGTTAGTGCATTACTATCAAATGTATTTCTGTAATCTTTAAATGCAACAATTGCTCCTGCAGTCCCCGCAGGAAGATTAGCTGTTACTGCTCCACCATTTGTATCTACAAAATAACCTTCCCCACTAACTGCTGTAAAGGTTGAAGTTTTAACCGTTGTCTGCCAATCTACAGCTCCTGTACGACCAAATCCTGTTTGTGTTCCATTGTTTGTTATTGTTACACCTGCAGGAATAGTAAAAGTATCTCCACTATCTCCTAATGTAGTTGTACCACACGCTGTTCTTGGACTAATTTTATTTACTTTTATTTCACTCATAATTTACCTATTGAAATTTATACCTTATTATTACTACACCGCCACCACCAGTAAAACCACTTACACTTGAACCAACGCTACCCCCAGCTCCGCCACCAGTTTCTGCTTGACCATTATTTTGTTGATCACCACCACCGCCTGAACCTCCAGCTCCACCACTTGCACTTGAATAAGTACCACCTCCACCACCTCCAGCTCTCGCAGCAGGTGATCCGTTAATTGAACTTGTAACTCCAGCTCCACCACTTCCTCCTGCAGAACTAGTGCCGTTAGAGCCAGCACCACCTGCACCTCCACCACCGCCTGCACCATATTGAGGTCCTGCAAAAATTCCTGTTCCACCACCATTTCCTTGCGAAGGATTAACAGGAGGTGTGTTCCCTGATCCTCCTGGAGTATTGTCTCGACTTCCTCCACCACCTGAACCACCATCAACAGGAGTTGATGCTCTGTCCGAACCTGCTGAAGCTCCACCACCTCCACCTGTAGAAGTTACTGTTGAAAAAACAGATGGACTGCCTCCTCCAGATTTTTGAGGAGAACCTGCAGTTCCTGCAGTTCCTCCACCTCCAACCGTAATTGGATAAGCTTGTGCTGTTACTGTAACTGCAGTCCCTCCAGGATTACCGTTTAATGGGCTAGCTGTATAAGTATCTGCTGGACCTTTATATTCTCTATAACCACCTGCACCCCCTGCACCTAAACCATTTCCAGCACTACCACCACCTCCTGCAAGCACTAGATAAGACACAATGTTGTTAGCTGCAGTTGTAGATGCGTTTGATACTGTAAAAGTACCAGGTCCTGTGAATGTATGAACTTTAAAATTTGTACAAACAGTTGTTACTGTTCCACCTGTTGCTACCAAATTAGGATTACCTGAAACATTTGATGTTGAATCTTGAACATTCTTCCAACCCTCTGTGTCATCTACGTAAACTAAAGTTACTGATTGACCTTCTGTACTTAAAACTGAACTTGCTGCGACACCACCAATTTTTTGTGATCCATTGGGTGTAATTGTTAAATTATGTGTTTGAAAAGTGTTTGTGTAATCTACTACAGAAACAATATTTCCAGCAGTTCCTGCTGGTAAGTTCATTGTAAATGCACCACTTGAAGTGTCAGCAAAATAACCTTCGCCATTTGCTGCCGTAAAAGTCGTTGTTTTAATACTACTTGTCTGCCAGTCTACAGTTCCTGTTCGACCAAATCCTGTTTGACTTGCGCCTGATGCTAATGAAACTGTGTCTCCACTAGCCCCTAAAGTAATTGTAGTGCCAGATTGATTTATAATATTGCCACCATCAGATGCTTTGTAATCATTTGAACGAATATCATTTCCTTCAATTTTTACATTTTTACCTGACGATCCTAC